GTAGAGTTATTTTTAGATAGACTTACATATTGTTGGGGATCTTTGAACGAAGAAGACCGAGATTTTATTCAAGGTTGTAAGACTGCTTTGGAGGAAAAAATTGAGTGGAGTTTATAATCAAACTTATTTCAATAATCACCCCGAAGAAAAAGAGCGTGAAGGCGTTCTCTATGGTGTAATATTAGTAAACCAACGAACCTTTGAACGCGAATGTATCAAGGTAGGAATCGCCAGTGGTAAAGACTGGCGGCATGTAATTAAAAGAAGTCGTGGTTTCAAAGGATACGATCTCCGTATTCAACGAACATATCACGACACAATCTATAACTGCTGGAAAATAGAGCAGTCCCTTCATGAGGAGTTTAAACACGATAGCTATTCCCCAACTCAAAAATTTGGTGGGCATACAGAGTGTTTCAAAATTTCCTCTCTTATTTTATCCCACTTCCCAAAAAATAAATCTTGACAAATGGTCAGTCGTTTGTTATAATATAAACATATTTGGGAGAAAGACAAACATTGAGACAGATAGTACCGCCAACAAATTGTCCAGCATGTAACAGTGTTTTGGAATTTGTGAACGATCAACTATTCTGCAAAAACAATGAATGTCCTGCTCAGTCATTTAAAAAGATTGAGCACTTCGCAAAAACATTAAAAATCAAAGGACTTGGTCCTGCAAGTATTGCAAAACTAGGTCTTGAAGATTATCACGATATTTATTCATTATCCCAAGAAGAAATATCTTTATTACTGGATTCAGAGAAATTGGGTACGAAGTTACACGCAGAGATACAGAAATCAAAGAGCGTCGACCTAATCACTCTACTTCCAGCTTTTTCGATACCGCTGATAGGCACAAGTGCTTCAAACAAATTAGCAAAACACATCTCACATTTACATGAGATAACCCCAGAGATATGTAACGAAGCAGGTCTGGGTCAGAAAGCGGCGTCGAATCTTGTAGACTGGTTGGTGAACTCATTTCATGCCAACAGATATTACGACTTACCCTTCTCTTTTTCTTGTAAAAAGCAAATACAGGTCAGTCAAACTGACACTAAGGGAACAGTTTGTATTTCAGGAAAGCTAAAAAGCTATCCTACAAAAGCAGCCGCACAACAAGTATTAGAGAAATACGGCTTTGTTGTAAAGGATAATTTAACAAAAGATGTCACAATTTTAGTAAATGAGAGTGGCATTGAGAGTTCAAAAACTAAGAAAGCAACAGAAATGGGAATAACAATATATAATAACATAAAAAATTTAATTAAGGAAATTTAAAAATGGCATTACCAAAATGGACAGACGAAAGAACTCAACAATTAGTTGATTTCGTAGGCAGCGAGAGCCCAATCTCACAAGCCACAGTTGCTAGCGCAGCTGAAGAGTTAGAAACATCAACAAGATCAGTTTCTAGCAAATTAAGAAAAATGGGTTTTGACGTTGAATTAGCTTCAGCATCAGCATCTAAATCATTCTCAGAAGAACAAGAAGCAACTCTTGCATCTTTCGTGACTGATAACAGTGGTTCTTACACTTATGCAGAAATCGCTCAGCATTTCGCAGGTGGAGAATTTTCAGCTAAATCAATTCAAGGTAAAATCCTTTCTATGGAACTTACAGAGCATGTTAAACCAGCTCCTAAAGTAGAAACAGTTAGAACTTACACTCCTGAAGAAGAATCAACTTTTGTTGACATGGTTAACAATGGTTCTTTTGTAGAAGAAATTGCTGACGCTCTTGGCAAATCAGTAAATTCAATCAGAGGAAAAGCTCTTTCATTACTTAGAAGTGGTGAAATCAACTCTATCCCAAAACAAAAAGAAACCAAAGGTTCAAGCAAAGCAGACGTACTTGCTGGCTTAGATATCACTGGAATGACTGTTGATCAAATTGCTGACGAAATCGGCAAAACAGTTAGAGGTGTAAAAACTATGCTAACAAGAAGAGGTCTACAATGTGCAGACTACAACGGCGCAGCTAAAAAAGAAATCGGTTAATTATTAATTAATTTCATGTGGGGGATTCGTTCCCCCACTTTTTTGCTTATAAAACTTATGGGAGAGTTCATTGAATATTGCGTCTGCGCTACTAAAACAAATTATTGTTCAGAAAGATTTAGATACATGGTCTAAGTTAAAAGAACATTACCTACCTGGCGAGTACCAGCCGATATTTCGTATCTTAGATAAACATATAGATAGTTATCAGGATCTCCCCAAATTCGAAGATCTCCGTTATGAAGTGCGAGATCGAACCCTTCAAGAAAAAATATTTGCAATCGAATCAGTTGAAGTCGAGGTTGACGCTTGGCTTTTGCTTGACTATTTAAAGAATGAATATGCACAAGTAGAAATACTAGATGAACTTGATAAATATATTGATAACACAGTCGCAATGGCTAGTGCAGAAGAAAACATAGAACAACTACAAGAAATAGTGTTAAGGGTAAGTGACAAGGTAGATGTCAAACCACCAGAAGAAAGTATGCAGAGCATATCTCTTTTTGAGGATGACAAAGAACTATCGAGGTATTTACCCTTAGGACTCAATAGTGAATATGATTCACAAATTCAGTTCTCTCCCAAAGACTTGGTGCTTGTGGGAGGTAGACGTGGTGCTGGTAAATCTCTTACTTGTTGTAATCTTGCAGCAAATGTATATGCATCAGGACGTAGTGCCTTATACTTTACAATAGAGATGGACAGCAGACAAATTCTACAAAGAATATGTTCGATAGCTACTCGAATCCCACTTAAACGACTACGAAGTAAAACTCTTTCCGCAGAAGAGTGGAACTTAGTTGGTGGTTGGTGGGCAGGTCGTTTCGATGGTGGACATGAATTATTACCAGAGTTTGAGAAATCTCATGACTTTGATACATTTCATAAAAAACTTACGAAACTTCCTCTACACAAAGAAAGACAACTGGATGTAATTTATGATCCAGCTCTTACACTTTCTAAGATTCAATCAGAATTAGATAAGAAAGTTAATCAACTTGATGTAGGTGTAGTAATAGTAGACTATCTAAACCAAGTTCGCCGCCACAATGCACCCAGTCGTTCAGGACAGTATGACTGGACAGAACAGATCGAAGTAAGTAAGAAAATGAAACTATATGCTCAAGAATATGAAACTCTTTTCTTTGCACCTTATCAAACAGATGCAAGTGGAGAAGCTAGATTTGCAAAAGGTATTCTTGATGCAGCAGATGCAGCTTACGCATTAGAAACATGGGAACAACAAGATGAGTGTATGACATTTAATTGTGTCAAAATGAGAAGTAATAGAATGGAAAGTTTTACCAGTGTGGTTGACTGGGAAACTCTAAAGATTGGACCTCAAACAGCATTGAATCCTAAAGAACGAGAAGTTATAGAAAATAGTATGAAAACTGGAGAAAACGTAGATGATTTATAATAAAGTAAAGTCCGCAGCTTTTGGAGAGGGCGGCAAATGGTGGAAACTATACAGGAATAATAGATGATATTATATACAGAAGCACAACTTTTAACAGCTTACACTAGATTTATAAAAGAATTAAAATCAAGTAGTGTAAGAGTAAAACAACCAACAATAGAAGAGTTTCGATTAATATACGAAACTGAAATGGAAGAACAATATTTTGACGATATGGAGACAGATTATGACCAAAACTGAAGCAGCAGCATTAAAAGAATCAGTAATACAAGTGGCAGCTGCGCTAGTAATTAATTTTCCATTGCAAACACTTATGTTATGGCTATTAGTAGAAAAATGGAATTGGACTAGTGCCTTTCTTATTTCCGTAACAACTACAGCAGTGTTTACAATAGTAGCATTAATTAGAACATATATGATACGAATGGAAATTGAAAAAAGACGCAGACGTGGCATATGGAGAAAACAGCGTGGCAGCAGATAGAATTAGTAAAGAACTGGCAGAGAATACACCTCTGCCACCTTTCACGATTGAATATCAGAAGGTAAAATTTTTATTAAATCAACCAGCAATAGTAAAAAACATAACTAAAGTTCCTTTAAATTATGAACTTATGGAAAGTGTAGAAGAATTTGGGATTATGTCACCAATTTTAACTATGCCTAGTTATTATCCGATTGCGGGCTCTCAAAGAATAAGAGCTTTATGGGAATTAGTAAGAACTCACCCTGAAGGATATACATTTAAAGACATAAAAATAGAAGTACATAAATTCGATAAAGATTGGTGGAACTTGATGTTTTTATGGAGTGATAGAAAAGAATCAGAAAGAATGGTAGCGATATGGTTTCAAATGGCAGAGTTAGTATGGAAAAGTAGATACTATGAACATACTAAAGATCCTAAAGGAACAGATATGACACATTTTGAAAAAATCGGAGATATGTTGAAATGGCAACATAAGTCTCCACAAAGAGAAAAATTAGTAGATAAGTGACAGTAGAAGAATTATTACAGGAAAGAAAGATACAGTATAAATTGTCTCCAGCAGACTGCATTGTGTCATGTCTTAATCCTGAGCATGATGATAGTAATCCTAGTATGAGGATTGATAGAGTTACTGGAGTTTTCAACTGTTTTTCTTGTGGCTTTCGGGGCAATATATTTAATCATTATAATGCACCTTCGAATCCTTTAGATATTCGTAGAGAGAAAGTTAGAAGAAAGATCGAAGAAAAAAGAGCATCTTCTGTTGGATTGAAGATGCCAAAGAACTTTATGCCGTATGTAGGCAACTGGAGAGATATAAAACCAGAGACTTATAAAAAGTTTAGTGCGTTTTTACATCCAGACAAACCATTTACAAATAGAATTAGTTTTCCAATCAAGGACTTGACAGGAAGAATAGTAGCATTTAACTGCAGAACTCAGTCCCCCACTGAAGTTCCAAAGTATTTAATCCATCCCCCTAAAGCAGTGCTACCTCTATTCCCTGCTCAAGTCCGCCCCGTCAAAGGGAGAGTTATACTTGTAGAAGGTATATTTGATGTATTAAATCTACATGATAAAGGATTGGAAAATAGTATATGTTGTTTCGGTACACGTAATATAGATGTAGAGAAACTAAAATTATTAAAAATGCAGGGGATATCTGGTATAGACTTGCTTTTTGATCCAGATCAAGCTGGACAAGAAGCGGCAGTTAAAGTACAAGAAATGTGCGATATTGCAGAGATACTGCACAAAAACATAAAAATACCAATAGCATTAGGGGATGCAGGATCATTAACAAAAGAAAAAGTAAAAGATTTAAAGGAGAATTTATATGGCTAAAGTAGCCTTAATTGAGAGTAAACCTAGTAGACAGGATTATGTAAAGTTATTTAACAATGAGTTTAATTTTGATAGATTTGCACTTTGCTCAGACCCAACAATAAAAAAAGTATTAAAACGAGATTGTGATATAAATATAAATATAGATAATTACGACTGGATTATACTTGTAGGATCTGAAGCATTGAAGTTCTATACAAAACAAAACTCAGTTACCGAATATAGCGGAAGAATAGTAGACGACAAATTTCTACCAGTAATTAATCCCGCTATGTTAGCTTTTAAACCAGAAGCCAAAAAAACTTGGGAAGAATCAGCAACAAATATTACAAAGTATATAAAAGGTGAATTAAAACAGGAAAAACTAGACGACAATCAATGCTACGGTATTGTAGATACAAAAGCTGCTCTTAAGTTTGTTCAAGATGCGATTGATGCACCAAGAGATTATATAGCTCTTGACTCAGAAACAACAGGATTATATCCTAGAGATGGCTATATGTTAGGTATTAGTATTTCTTACGAGCC